TTAGTATCGGCACGGGGCCGACCATTTTCGTGAGGTCACGAAAAAGCTATGCTATGCAGTTGTCAGCAGCCGCAACCGGAACCGCAGCCACCATAGCCGCTGCCCGCCCACGGGTTACAGGTAATGTAAGCCGGTGAAGGGCACGGGCGAAGCTGCGAAATGAGGTAGTTATTCTGTGCAGCCTGAGACGCGGCCAATTTGAGATTCTGGTTCTCGGTCTGGAGATCGGACAGCTTGCTCTGCGTGAGGAAGTCGAGGATGGCACGGCTGTTCTGGTTGTTCGCGTCAATGATGTCGCGGGCTGCCGTGTTGACCGTGTTGCGAGTGTCGCACGCCTGCGTCGCCATATCATAGCGCACCTGCGCGATAGCTGCGCGATTCTCGCAACAGCAATTTGCGGCCTGCATCTGCATGGCGTTGAGCTGCTGCATAAGCGCCGCCTGCTGGTTTGCGCGGGACAGCTCGGCATTGCCGAAGCCGGTGTTGATGGCCTGTGTGGTCGTAGCAAAGCCGCCAGTAATGGCATTGTTCAACGCAAAGGTGGAATCGCAAATGCCATTTGCAATACTGTCGAGCTTGCGCTCAACGCTCGCAAAGTCAGATGTCAGAACGTAGCCGTCCATCACACCGCCGCCGTTACCGTTGCCAAATCCGTTGCGGCCCCAGCCGAAGAGGAAAAGAACGATAATCCAGATCCAGCTGTCGCCCCACATACCCATACCGCCGCCGTAATTGTTCGCGGGCGCGACCGGCATAGTCATCATGGGAGCACCGTCGGAAAGAGACATAGTATCACTCCTTTGAAAAATTTTTATTTATCAAATCGTGGCCACGATAAGATTAGTGGAATAAGGGTTCAAACTGCTTTGCCATAGATTGAAGTTGGTTTAACTCCTGCTGGCTCATAGCGCCAGATTGCAAAAGCTTTTCGACTTCCGCTTTGGGGTCACCCTGAAAATTTGCCCTAAACTGTTGAAACTGTTGCATCATCTGAAAAAAGCCGTTCCCGCCACCAAGAGCGCCAAAAAAAGGATTACTCATCATCCTCGTCCTCCTCAACCTTGCGCTTTTTCTTGCTCTTTATTTCGCCCACAAGCGCTGCCAGAGCGTCAAACTCTTTACGGGTGACAAATTCCACGCTCTTTTCCTGCGGCGCTGTGCGGGGCGTTTCTGCGCGCTCTACAAGATCGTAAATTTTAAGCGTCGGCTTCCCACTTGCATCCGCCTGCTTGAGATACACAGTCGGCGCGGTAGAATCCCACAGCGCCACAGCAGAGTTGGGCGCGATGAGATAGCCTCTCGCCTCCTGTTCGCCGCTTACCCACTGCACGCCGCCCTGTGCGATAGGGTTCTGTTGCACTGGCTGCGACATGGGCTGCTGCATGGGCTGCATCTGTGGTTGCTGCATCTGTCGCATCTGCATGAGGTTGTCCGGCATCGGCTGCGGATAATAGGGATTGAAATAGGGATATGCCATGTTCATTCCTCCGTTTCTTTGACCCAGTAATAAAGCGGGATTTCGTTCTCGCTGTTCCAACTGTCATAGATCACGCCGTCTTGCACGCACACTACATGTCCAGAGAGCGCGAGAATATACGTCCCGCGTGGGTGCTCATCGGCAAACTTACCGACCGTGTAGCAGTCGGGACAGGTGTCCGGCATAATATAGCGCCGATAGCCAAGCGACCGCAGATATGTGCCCCAACAGGCGTTTGCGTTGGGCAAGTCGCCGTCTAAGTATCCCTGTATGCACAGAGACAAATAAACTTCGCCCCAGTCCTTTCCTGTCGCCTTGCAGATTGCGCGCACGGTGCAGTCGGACACGTTGCGCCCGTTTGGATTTGGGTTGAAATAGCTATACATGGAACATCTCTGCAAAGTAGACGTATGTTCTCAGCTCGTCAGGATCAGGGAACAGCGTCAAAATGTCCATCGCCATTTGCTCAGTAAAGCCCAAAGCTAAAAGTCGGTCGTACATCGCCGCACCTCCTTTGTTGTGTCCATAGTACAAAAAAATAGGCGCTCAAAAGCGCCCATAAAGTGTATGAAAAGTGCGTCGAAAACCGTTGAACGGTTCCCCTTGCCTTTTTACGTGAAATGTGATATTTTAATTTTACAGGTCATTCCCGGCCTGCTTTTACACAAGAGAAATGGCCTCACCGTTCGGTGGGGCCATTTCTTTTTTCATATACTTCTGATGCCATTTTGCGGTATGCGCGCCGCCGGTATTTCTTCACTGCGTCAACAGATAGGCTTTGCTCCATTGCCACCGGCACGCAGCTTTTCTGCCGCACGTCGCACTCAATGATACACGCCGCCTCGTCAGCTGGCAGCTCGAAGGATAAGATATACGCCACGGCCCGCTTGGGGGCCATAGAGGATAATTGCGCGCGGATTGACCTGTGCTGACTGTCCATGCCCGTGTAGGGCTTGCAGAGGCGCTTGCGCGTGGGCTTTCGCCGCCCGCTCCTTTCTGTGCCCAAATCGGGCACCGTTATTTTGTCGCTCTCTGGATCATTGTCACGACTTCCTGCCGCGTGATAAGTCTCTGCGGCGCGCTGCCGTCCGTGATGCCCGCCGCTTTTGCCGCCGCCCAGTCTTTCGCCGCCCACGAAGAGACGGGCTTGGTGCCGAGCTGTGCCAAATAGGCATCCATCATCTTGTTAAACGTTGCCTGATCCATGTACTCCTCCATTTCCGGCGGGTACTTGCCCGCCAAAATCATGCTCCCTGTGTACTTGAGGTGGTCGTCCCACTGGAAATGCGGGCGGTCGGGGAATTTCTTCCAGTCGCCGCCCCACGAAAAGCCGACCTGCTTGCCGATCTGCCCGCAGCGGGCGAAGAACGACGGATCGTCGTACTCATGCCCCTTGACGTTTTTGCAGATGTCGAACGCCAGCCCAGCCTTGACACCGTGGAACGTCGGGCGCGTCGCGGACTTTGCCGCGTAGCCGTTCTCGGCAAGATAGCGCTGGTACTCGTCGTCTCGTACTGTCTCCGTCACGAGAACCGGAAGCCCCGCCTCCTTGCAGAGGGCGAGAAAAATGACACAGTTTGCGCGCACGTCCGCCCGCAGGTCAGCAATGTCCCTACTGTGATACATCGCTGTCACCCTTGCCGTCCTCGTCCTTGTTTTTGTTGTAGCTGGACGTCGACACGCCGATGAGCGCGCCGATAAACAGCGCCACGGCGCTGATGGTGGTCGTCACCTGCTCGGTGTAGCCCCACCCCCACACACCCGCGAGGGCGGCGTAGAGGCCGGAGCAGGCGGGCAGTACGATGAGCACGAGCCACTTGAGCACATCGTACACCTTGTTACTCATTTCAAATTTCATTGTTGTTCTCCTTTCGTTTCCGTCCAACGATAATTTCTACCAGTGTCAGAAGCCCAGTAAAGGCTTCGATGATTCCTCCCGTACCCAGCAGGTACGGGAAGATGTTGTCCCACTGCCACCCCTTAATGCTGTAAAAGATGACCGTGTAGATCACAAAAGCGGCGATAAAAATGCCAACGATAATCAAAATGATGTTCCTCGTTCGCAATTTCGATGCCTTTTTGATAAGGCGCTTCATCCGACCGCCCCACTCAGCAGCCACGCGATAAACGCGCCCGCCAGCGCCGCGAGAGCCTTGTCTACCAGACTGTCCCAGCGTTTCCCTGCCTTGCCCGTGATGGATTTCACGTCCTCTTTGATCTCTTTGACGTCTCCCTCGACGGTTTCCTGCTTGGTCGCCAGCACTTCGACAGACGTTGCCAGCCTGTCAAGTGCCGTTTGATGCTCCTGCAACTCGTTGATTCGATGCGTATTGCTCTTGCATCGGCTTTCGATCAGCGCGATCGCCGCATCATCGTAGTGCTTTGCATTATCCATATCCCGCTCCCTTTCTGCGGCCTTAGACCGCCGTGAAATAATTCCCCACCAGCTCATGCGGCAAATACTGCAAGACGATCTTGCCGCCGTCCGCCTCGCCGACGCGCTCGCACTTGTAGGTCTTGCCGTCCTCGCTGTCGAGGTAGTACAGGCCATAGGTGTACTCCATGCCGCGCGCGGCGGGGATGGGGTCGTCCTGCGTACCCGCGTGGGTAACGTCGACCACGACCCACAGCGCGGGTGTCAGGTGCGGGGGCCAGTCCGCTTGTGTCGTGTGGCCCTGCCCCTTGCGGACTTTGTAGACGTGCAGCACGCCGCTTTCGTCCATATCGCTGCGGCGGTCGCCGGGCTTGACGGTCTCGTCGATGTGATCCGCCCAGCGCGGGGACAGCTCGGGCACAGTCGCCGCCTCGCCGTCGCTCAGGCTGACCGCCGCCTGCTCGATGATGGGCCGCAGCTCCACCGCACGGGCGTATGTGACCGGCGCGCCCGCAAGGGCGGTAACGGTCGCTTTGGCGTTCTCCGTCTCCGTAGGCTTGCCCATCTTGATAGATACGGTGCCGTCGCGGTGGTCAGTGATGTCGCCGCTCAGACTGTACGCGCTGTTGTCCCACTCGTTGACGACGTCCTCGGTCTCGCCCGTGGGATTGCCGTCGTTGTCGAGCTTGTCCACCGTCTCGCGCTGTACGATGGTCCACGGCGTGTTGTCGGGTAGCAGCGCCGCGACCTCGGCGGCGGTCATCGTGAGTGTGATGGTCTTGGTGTCGCGCTCGCCCCACGAGCGGTCTTTGGGGTTGCCGTTGATTTCCGCAGGGTATTCGGTATTGTTGACTTTGATGTAAGTTGCCATGTTGTAATCCTCCTTGTAGAATTAGGTTATGGTGAAGTCGATTTTGGATAAGTCGATTTGGAGCGCGCCCCGGACCGCATTCTCATTGAAGGCGCGGTCGTCGCCCGGGTAACCGAAGTAACCATTCACATACCACGCAAGTATGTAATCGTCGGCACTAGCAGACCGAAGCCATAGGAATTCAGAAATATCGGTTGTCTGATTCCAGAACATCTTCCAAATATTCTGATTCCTCAACATTCCACTTGTGTCAACCAACACACTATTATCACTTAGATAATCTAATATCTCTTGTATGCTTATGGCGTACACATATCTACTACCAATAGCACGATAGTTATCACTACCCTTACTAATAGTATATGAGGTACTACCAGGAGCGGTATTGCCATAAGTACCAGAGTATTGTGGGCTACCAGTAGTTCCCCGGTGCCATGAATCTTGTGTAATGTTCTTGGGCACAATTGCAGCTTTTGCGTCCGATGAAAGTGTGTTGTACCATGTGGTATTCAAATACTTGTCCAATATACTTCCTGAATACGTATTAGTACTATTAAACTTAATACTTGTACTCAAATTCCACATCGTCAGCACTTCCGCAATGCTTCCATCCATTCTCAGCACCCTATACTGCCTGCTCGTCCCATCCAGATTCATCTGAATCAAATCGCCCTTCTTGGGCATGGGAGTCGGCAACGCCACATCATACCCCGTCCCGTCAATGAGCGTCCTGCCTTTGAGGATGTTGTACACCGTGCCGTTGACCATGCACTTCCCGCCCTTCACTTCGTAGGCCGTGCCGTTGACGAGAGTTTTGTGTGTAGCGGGCGGTGGGGGCGGCGTGACATTGCCCGAGCTGTCGACTTCCATGTCCTGCGGGAGCATCAAAGCGGGGCGAATGCCGCTCGAGTTGGATGCGTAGTCGTCGTTGTAGTCGTCGTTGTAGCCGCCGTCGGAGTTGACGACCAACACGTAGTTGGCGCTGTAGGTACTCGGGGAGCGGAGCCACCAAGCAGTGGCCGTACCACTCAGATATGCAATGCGCTTGGAGTCTACTCCGGTGTTCGCGTTGAAGTAATCCAGCTTAGTGCCATCATTCGGTATATAGCTTGCGCCAGCCAAGCCGGCTTCAGGACCGGATAGCAGGAACACCTTGCAGGGCAGCCCGTTCGCGCCGCTCTGGTCGGTGCCGTCCGAACCGCCGTTCTTGCGATAGGGAATCTTCACCTGCTTAATGGCGTCCTTGATATTGCTGTCGAATAGGTTAAGAAACGTGCTGTTCAGGTAGGCGTGGATGTCGCTGCTTTCGTACTTGTTGATGTCTCCGCTCTGCCAGACACGATTCTCGTAGATGTCCTTCATCAACAGCCAAGTGCCGTTGCAGGATTCGTCATAGATGCTGCTCGGCTTGCCCTGATGGACGACAATGAACTCTTTTGCCGTACCGCCTACTTTCAGCTTGACGATACTGCCGACGGCCTTACTGCTGAGTTGTGCATTTGCCATCTCCGCCCCTCCTTAGCCGTAAACCCAGTTGATAGCGTAGTTCTCGGTGGGCGTGGATTCCGATGTCACGAGCGTTTGCTTAACGATGTTGCCGCTCGCAATATAGTCGCTGCCACGCGTCGCCGCCACCAGCCCGCCCGAGCCATTGCCCTTGAGGAGAGAGGTGGTGGAGGGGACGGACGGAATGACCGTTGTGTTTGGGAGCGCGCCTACCTCAGAGGCCGTGTAACTCGGTTTGGTCGCCGCCTTTGCCCATTCGGGCACGGTCGGGTCGGTCTCTGTGTAGCTCTGCAAAGCGCTGTCCGCCTTGCCCAAACTCGTCTGCACGTCGCTTGCAAGGTCGGATTTTGCGACCGTACTCTTAAATGCCAGACTGCCGAGGTCTGCGAACCACTTTGCAATCTTGCCGCACAGCACGGAGAGCTTTTCGCCCGTTGCAACGTTTGCGCGGGTGGTTGCCACAGTGAACGCCGCCGTGACGTTGCTGCCATCGCCGGTCTTGCCCAGCTTATTGGCAAGCGCCGAGTACACGCCGCCAGACTGCACAGGATTGGTGCTGCCCTGCGTAGGCGTTGCGTCAGTAGTCACCTTGACGTCTTTGATAGCATTGTCAACATATGCAAAGATGTCCTGATGCTTGTTGTTAGGGTCATACACAGACGCCAGCATGTCACCCGTACCAGCGCCGGAAGCGCCTCGGCAATAGCCCGCGTCATAGCTCGTGCCGTCCGACAGCGTCACGATAAGGTGATAGTCGCTCTGCCGGATGGTGATGCCAGTAATCGTGGGAGCATCTGCGCCGGGATTGCCCTGTGGACCAATTTCACCCTGAATACCCTGCTTACCCTGTTCACCCTGAATACCCTGCTTACCCTGTTCACCCTGTTCACCCTTTTCGAGTACAAGGTTGAGCACCTGATTCGGGGCTTCTCCGGTAATGGTCGCGCTCGCCACCTTGCCGGACGTGACCGAGCCAATCGTCAGCACGTTTGTAGGGCCAGTCGCACCTGTCGCGCCGGTATCGCCCTTGCTACCCTGCGGAATGCCAAGTGCCAGCGTACCAGTCGACTTGTCGTAAGTCGCCGTTGCTGAGCTTCCTGCGGGCAGCGTTGTCACCGTGACCGATACAACGCTCAGCGTGACAAACTTCAGCAGCGTTTCGCCTTTCAGCATCTTCGCCTCGCCGCCCTGCTCAAGCACAAACTGGTCTTCGTTAGTGATCTGTAACGCTTGCGTGAGGTCGGAAATTGCTTTATCAGCCATCGGTTGCCTCGCTTTCTTCGGGCGCTTTCGCGGTTTCGGCTTCGCCGTCCTTTACTTTTTTTGCTTTCTTTTTTGCATCCTCAAGCTGATATTTCAGCGCGACAAGCTCGCGCTTGTCTTTCTCCTGCTCTTCCGCCTCGCGATGTAAAATCTCATAAGCCTTTTGAATCTGCGCCTTGACGACGCTGATCTTGCCCGCCTCCGAGCCCAAAACCAACGTGTTATTCAGCGTGTCAAACGCGTTGCTCAAAAGTTCCATTGCTTCTTTCATGCCGATGCCTCCAATCTTCTAATCCGCGCTTCCTGCTCGCGCACCTTGGCCCACAGAATTGGGATAAACTCACTGTACCGCAGAAAATAGGTCTCGCTGCCGTCATCAAGCTTGGCCGCCGCCCAGCCCGCGAATTCCTGCGAATCAATGCCGCACGCGCGCATGGCGTCCTCTACCTCCTGCGCGATGAAGCCTGTGTGATAGCGTCCGCTCGTGCCGCTGTTCAGCTTGTAGCGCTTCGGCTCGACGAGCTCAAACATGCGCACGTACTTCACCGGCAGCGCCTCAATGCTGTTCTTGATGTTCCGGTCGGACCCGTTCAACTCGTTCGTGCTGCAATAGATCGTGCTCCAAACAAAATTTGGTGCGCCAAGATTGTACCGGTTATCTGCATTCGGGGCGAAATCGCCGCGGCAATCGATGAAGTCGTAGTCGAAATTGAGCGCTGATCTTCCGTTATTCCCCGACAGATACAGGTTTCCGCTCGTCGCGTTCAACTCCATAGCCTTGCTCTCGAGCGTCATTTTGTAGTCCGCCGTGCTGGCGTACTCGGTATAGATGTAACCGCAGCGCCGTCCGTTGTCGTTGCGCACCGTGATCGTGTCGCCCTCGATCTCGCTTGCCGTCAGCGTGCCGTCAATGTTGACGGCGTCAACGTGCAAGTCGATCGAACCGGTCGAATCAACGACAACACCATTACTGAGAATTTTGAACGTCGTACCGCTGCTGCTGCTCGATACGCTCAGCGTGATCTTGTCAATGCTCTGGTCGATCATGCTCTGTGCTGTGCTGCCGTCGATCTTGCCCGAGACAGTCGTGCGCAAGCCGTTGATATCGGCCTTGATGTTGGTAATGCTGCCGTTGAGGCTCGAAATATTGGCCTCAATGCCGTCAATGGACGTCGACAGCGACGTCACGCGCCCATCAACGCCCTTGACCTTGAGCATGATCTCCTCGCTGGTTTTGGTGATAGTCGAGCGTGTTTCGGCAATCTTGCGATTGAACTCTTGTGTGATGTACCCCTCAGCTGGGTATTCGTCTTCCATCTCTGCTTCCCCGGGGGAAGAAATACCCGCGTATCCGCGCCCATCATCAGAGAGTTTAGAAAGCGGCGAATAAATGCCCCCAACCGTCACGCCGTCGCCCAGCTCTGCCGCCGGATCGATGTTTGCCGCGCCTGCTTCGTACGCCTGATACTGGTAGCCTTTCATGGTTTGCAGTAACGCGCTTACCATTGGCTGCGTGGCGTGAGGGCAACTTGCAATAACTTCCATGCCGGTATCATCGCCCGCCGTCAGGCTGTTTTCATCATCCACAAGCAACGTCACACGGGAAATAGGCTTATACTTGCCGTTGTCGGAAAAACTCGTAATGTCGCCACCGACGTAATATTTATCAGACAAGAATCCTCACCCCTCCAAATGTGATAGCGTTGCCCGCTTCTGTAATGAGATAGTTCGTCTCGGTAGGCATGGACAACAACGGAATAAGCAACAGTTTCCCTGCATCGGTAATAATCCAGTTCCCGCCGTGCGCCGCTGCGATAAAACATAGCTCATTGCGGATGGTGTAATCATTTGCGGGATAGTCGATGGTATATGAGCTATTGAGCACTGTGCGGCTATCCAGCTCCACGCCCATCAACTGGCAAAAGATATTTACAGCGTCAGGCATAGTCATCGGGAAGTTAAGCGACTGTTCTGGCTCCCACACAACGTCAGCCTTTCTCATAGCGTCGTATGCTTCGAGTTCCCAATAATTCCCATCGCAGGAACGGCGGTTGGTAAAAAACACGCCCTTTGGGATCCAGTCTGTCGCCTGACTGCCATTAACAAGCCTGAGATAGCGATTGATCGTCGCGGCGCGCGGGATATTGTCCGCGACGACTGCGAGTTTCAGCGTCGCGCAACAGGCATTGCCGATGCCAAATTCTTCAAACAGCTGAGATTCAACAGAGTGGGAAACCTCCGCGTCTTTCCCGTATTCCACACCATTGATGATAAATTTGTATTCGCGTTCCGTCCCGGGCTTGTGAAGCAGCTCGCGCCACAGCGCACTTGTCGTCTGCCCCATATCACACCTCGATCAAGTTAAACGTCGCGCCGCCCCACACCTCATTGTCGTCTGCTGCTTCTTCGAGCGTGCATTCCATCGACGAGCAATAAAACGTGCTGGTTCTGACGCCATGCAGATCGAGATACTTGGCCGTGACCGTTGTCTCATTAAGGTCATCATCGAGCTTTGCCAGCTTATCGCGAGGCATAGAGCGCGTTGTATAGTTCAGCTTTCGCTTGCTGGTAATCTTGTCACGGCGCATTTTCCCATCTTTTGTGCGGGTGGTCTTATCGCTGTCGAGGTCGTTGCGGCTCCACCCATAACCCTTTGTGGCGATAAAATCGGAGTAGTCCGTGCCGTTGATAATAAGGACTTCCATGTTACTCCTCCTTAGTACAACAGCACGGGCTTACCCGCCGCGCGTGTCATGTTGTTAATGTTCTTCACGGTGCTGCGTGCGATTTCCTTACCGTCAAGCTGGATAACGACCGTAGTTGTACCGCCGCCAGATTCCGCCATAGCCTGCTTAAATGCTTCGACCATCGTTGCAAGCGGCGTTTCGATGTTCGTCCCGCTCTTCTGGTCGCCCAGCACGGCGAGAAATTCTTTGTTGGGCGGAATGACTGCGCCGGTTGCCAGACGCGGAAGATGTACTTCGGAAAGCGAGGAAAGATGCCCCCCGATGCTTTTACCGCCAAGACCCGGAACCCAGCTCGGGACGGTAAACTTAATCGTGTTGATCTTGCTGATAAGCCAATTCAATCCCTTGATAATGGCGTTCACCGCGCTTTCAGCAATAATGACGATGCTGTTCCAAATGCCTTTAAACACCTTTTTGACACCATTCCATGCAGAATTCCAGTCACCAGTGAACACGCCCTTGATAAACTGGATAATGCCGCCAAGGATGTTATCTTTAAGGTTTCTCGCAAACTCGGTCAAATTGCCAGTCAGAGCAAGCACAGCGGTAACTACCGTAGCAATTCCCGCAATCACAAGTGGGATGACACTACCGGTCAGAAAGAAGAATCCCAACCCCGTTGCCACAATGCCAGCAATCAGTAACAGCGTGTTTTTGAGATTTGCACCGTTATCACAAATGTCCTTAAACGCTGTGATAATCATTGCTGCGCCAGCCACTACAAGGCCGATGCCAGCCCCAACTTTGCCGAATGCGATTGCAAGCCCCCCGGCAAGCGCCGCTGTGCCTGCAAGCATTTCAAGCAGATTCCCCCAGTTAACGCCGTTATTCCATGCGTCGGATAAGCCGTCCCACAGAAGAATCAATCCTCCAACCGCGATAAGGATGCCGCCGAGCTTTTGCAGAATAGTGCCAAGCACACCCGGCAAGCTGCTGCTGATTTTCCACAGCGCTAATCCTGCCGCAATGAGCATGACTGCATCGGCGATTTTTTTTAAGCGGTCGCTGATGTCGTCCATGTAGCTAAAGTCCGGAGTGATTGCGTCAGCGGATGCGCCACCGCCCGCATCGTTTGCGGTATCGGTGGAAATCTGGTTGATCTCATCAAACGCCGCAAGCTGACTTGCCGCTTTCTTCGCGGCACTGCCCGTTCCCTTTAATGCGCTGGTCTCTTTGTTTAGCGCCTTTGCCGAGTTAGCAGTTGCCTTGACGCTCTTGCCAGAGATAAGCGCCACAAGACGCGTGATTTGCGAGACTACTGCCGTAATAACTTTTACAAGCAGTGTAAAGGCGGGGACAATTACGCTTACAAGAGGCTGTGCCAGCGTCAAAAGCACTCCTTTAAGCTGCGCAATGGATTCTCTTGCCTCGGAGTTTACCATTACGACGTTCTTTACCCAGTCGCGCACTTTTGTTAAAGCTTGGGTAATAACTGTAAAAACAAGTGCGCTGCGGACAACAGATTTTACGCGCTGTCCAAATACTTTCATGGAATCTGCCGCCGCTTCGGTTGCATTGCGCAGCCCTGCGCCTTTGGCTCTGCCCTCGATCTGCTGTGTTAGCTCGACTGCCTGCGTTTTCGCGTCGGAAATCTTATCGCCGGTTTTGTTGAGCTTTTCGTTGAGCTTATCAATGCTATTTGCAGTTTTGTTAAATTCGCTTTGCAGCATTCGCACGCGCTCGGCCTGCTCGGACACGTCGATTTTCTCATACGTGCCTTTTGGCGCTGTGCGCATATCGGCAAGCTCCTGTTTCGCCGCATCCAGCTCTGCTCCGATGTTGCGCAGCCGGTCTTCCATCGGCGTTTTCTGGTCGCCGAGCCTTTTAAACTCCTTTTGTAAGGATTCGATATTGCTTTTTACTTTGTTCAACTCCTGATGGAGTTTTTTGTCGCTAATAGTCGCTTCAAATACGACTTCGCCGTCAGCCATAATATCACCTTCTTGCTTTTTGGTTTTTTGCGTGATATCATCCAAGCAGCCATAAATAATGGCAAGGAGGAATGAAAAATGGATAAGATGACTACTTGCAAGGTATGCGGGGCATCTATCGCAAAATCCGCTACCACTTGCCCGCAGTGTGGAGCCAAGCAGAAAAAGCGCCACCCAGTGCTGGGGATTATCATTGCTATTTTCGGCATTTGCATGATTGCCGCCGCATTAAACGACATGGGCGATGATCCTGGCGCGGAGAAACAAACGTTTAGTGTTGGAGAAACCGCCGAGCTAAACGGAATCAGTGTAAAGTTTGATTCTTGCGCCGAAAGCAATGGATCGCAGTTCAACACCCCTGATGACGGTAATGTGTTTTTGCTTTGTGAATTCTCCATTGATAACCAGTCGGATAAAGATATTGCCGTTAGCTCTATCGCATCGTTCAACGCCTATGTTGATGACTACTCGACAAATCTGAGCATTTCGGCCACCATCGCAACCGATAAACCCCAGTTAGATGGAGCCGTTGCTGCCGGTAAGAAAATGACCGGTGTTGTCGGATACGAAGTCCCCAAAAACTGGGAAGAAATTGAAATCCGCTTTACTCCCGACTTTTGGTCTGGAAACGAAATTGAATTCATTGCAAACAAGTAACCATCTTCGCCCGATGCTATTTTGCGTCGGGCGTTTTTTTGCCCAACCACGCATTGATCGTGTCGTTTTCTTCTTCCGTCATCGGCTTATTTAGATCGACAAGCCGCCTGTTTTCTCGGTAAAATTCTCGATCCGACTTGTCGAGCGTTTTTCCTTTTGCTTTCAGGTTGCGAATTCGAACGATGTTTGCAAACAAGCAATCCCCGATTTCGTAGTACGCCGAGACGAATGACCACCAATGGAAATAAGGCATTGCGCGCACTTCATGTCCCACAACGTGGTTGATGGGAGCCACGATGTATTGGAAGTCTTGCTCCCAATCCATCAATTTAGGTCGCTTTTGATTATCGCCTTCATCGCCGCAGTCGAGAAACCATGTCATCTGTTTCACGGCTTCTGGAATGTGCTCATCCGGCATTTTTAAGAAGTCTGGATAAAAGATATCCAGCGCCGCAATCACTTTTTGCTCGTTTGTCAGATCAGTCGCAGCAAATGCCGCCAGCACGTCAAGCGCCGCGCGATAGTCCGAGCGAATTTCATAGTCAACGCCGCAAACGCTCAGCGAGGTTGGAAGATCGTACATCATTTGCGGTATTTCTGCGTATACTTGCGGATTTTCTCATCGGCAAGCGCCTGTTCGCGCTTTACTGCCTCATCAAACTGCTCGATGATGGCGGTCATAAAGTTCTGCCAAACCGGCGCACCATTGGCCGCGGAATATGCGTTGACGCTGCCAAAAAGCGTATCGGCAATGTCCTGTCCGAACAAATCATTGATGATGCTACGCATTTCCTTGTCGAGAGAATCAACCATGTCAAAAAGCTCATCATCGGGGATATCCTTTTCGAGCGTCTTTGCACGGGTCTCCTGCTTCTTGCGCAGGTCATCAAAGGTTTTATATGCTTTCTTTGCAAAGTTCACGTCCGCAGGATTAAAGTAAACGGTAACAACGCCGTTTACGCCGCGAATTGTGTATTCTTTTACGCCAGAATCAAAAGTGAGTTCCATACCTTCCTCCAAAATGAGGGCTGACAAACGCCAGCCCTCTATTTCTTATTCGCCCTCGGTAAACGTGATCGTGCTGCCAGAGATAGCGGCAGTGCCGACCGTGCGCGTGCCGCCAAGCGTCACGTCGATAGGCATACCGATAAAGCCGCCACCCTCGCCGCCGAGGGAAGAGGGCTTAACCATGCAGGACGAATAGCGCTCCGCAAATACTGCGGTCTTTGCCGTGCCTGCATAGGCGTGGACAATCAGCACGTCCTGATTCGCCAACGCCGCCGCGTTCTGCTCCTTGACCGCGAGATTCCAAATCTTGACGATGGCAGGATCCCCAGCGTCCAGATCGGACGGGTCAAAGGTCTGCGTGATGATGGGTTTCTTCATGGTCGTGCGCGTCGTGCCAAGAATATCCTTCGAGGAATCCTCCTGCCAGTCATATTCCATGCTGGAATCTGTGACGCGCGTACCGAAGGGCGACCACGTGGGGGTTCCAGTTTCGCCCGTGTTGAGACACGCAATCAGAAGTTCTCGGTCTACGGTCTGCCCCGCCGTGGTGTTAAAGGTCATATCAGCCATTTTTAATCACCTCGTAGTTCATTTTCATAAGGATTTGATGATCCTCGTCTCCATTTTCATACATGGCGAAAAGAGAGGATCGCGTTGTCGGCTCAATGCGAATGACGCGTCGACCGTCGCCAATGTCAGGCGGTGTCTCGCTTGCCGCCCAATCGCCCAAGGCGTTAAGCAGCTCGTCAGCTTTGAGCCGTTTGTCGTTGCTGTTCCCCGGCTTCATGCGGTAGATAACCTTGAATTGGTATTCTGCCTGATACCCGCCGAGAATGTATTTCCTGACGATATACGCCGCCTGAATCGTAGACAGCGCCATCGCCGCAGTATCGGCGGGAAGAAATTCGAACCGAATCAAATCAACCGGCTTGTCAGGGAATGTGTTTAACCACGCAAGCAACTTTCGGGAGACTTGATCCTCTTCCGCTGCCGAGACCGTCTTTTTAACCTGTTTCGTACTTCTTCACCGCCTTTTCTGCTACACGCAACCACTTATCGAGGTTCTGCGCTTTTGATGCTTCACACCAATGGTCTTGTGCCTGTGGATGCGCCGTGTGGTTGAATACCAAATTGCGGTCAGTCACGACCTTTGTACCGCCTTTCGGCGCATATGTGCTGCCGGTATTTGGGTCAACCATGACTTTCCCGTAGTACAAAAATCTTGCGTAAGGCCCGGGGTAGACGATTGCGTTTCCTTCAATTTCGCCTCGATAATCAGGATGAATTCTTGTCCTTACCATTAAAGAACCCGTTTTCATCGGGACAAATGGCTGCGTGTCACGTTCCATTTGTTGAGCAAGCTCATGTTCCGCTGCCGTGCATGCTCGAGCAATCGCTCTCTGCACTTCGTCAAAGCCGCTTGTTTGCACCGAAAACTTGATGCCCATTATTTTCCCCCGACTTCCCAGTGCCTCATGTCGGCGCTTCCGTAGTCCATCGCGTCGACCTTCGTCACTTTGTAGCAGTCATCGTGATACTGCACGACGGTCATATTGTCGGAGATAAACTCACCCTTAACAAACACCGTCTCGCCGCCATTGCCGTTATACGAGAGCGTCCATAGTCCGCTTCTGTCTGCGGCTTTGGCGAACTCCTGCGGTTTTGCGTAAGCCTTTGCAGCGCCCGTCTTACCGTCCGCTGCTTCCACGGAGAACGGGATATACATATTTACAGCGTCCGCGCTCTCAAGGCCGCTTTCGCGCACGTTCACGCCCTTCGACGCTTGCAACATCACACCACGCAGGATTGTGGTATAAACTTTCTCGACCTCATCAAGCGTTGTCGGGTCGATCTCCTGCACAATGTTGTAAATCGTTACAGTGTGGGGAGCGTACATCTACAACCACCTCCGCGATACAGTAGCCCGGTATGGGCAAGGTATTCCATGCACGTTTCTGCCAGCAGTTTCTTCGCACCGTCCGTCGCACTGAGTGCAGACAGGGCGGATTCCCCGCCCGTTGCAAGGGTGCGGGAATAGCTGCCTACCGTCTCGCTTTTGACTTCCGCGTCATTTGCCGCGGCGTTTGCAAGAGTTTTCGCGGCAAGCGCCTGCGCCGCCTCGATGACCGCATACTTGTCAACCAGCGCACAGCAGCACATCTTAACCGCATCAAGATCGGCGTGGTCTTTAGCTTTGTTGCGCGTGTAATAATCGAGGAAGGAGCCGGCGCGGACAACAAGACGCGGGAAGTCATTTTCACTCACAGCGCCCATATAGGTGCCGGAGTAGTATTCAAAGTCTGCGTAAGTCATCAGTGCCCTCCTTCCAAAACTGCGAGAATTTCAGCCTTTTTCATCGAACTGCTGACCCCTTCCACCCCGTTTTCATCGGCATACGCAAGCATTTCAGCTTTTGTCATGTCGGAGAAAGCCGGGGTGTCAGGGTCAGGCTCATTCAGCAGTTCAGTTAGCCCCCCACCGCCGGAGTGATAGAGCCGACCACCACGCCGTCGATACGCTCAGCGAAAAGAGCCATGCCGTTGATAACGGTGTCAGATGCGGTCATGTTGGTGTAATCGGGCTCCTCATGGATACCGATATAGCCGGTGGCGTCGGTGGTGAAATCGAACACCTCGCCAAGATCAGCGCCGTTCACAGGAATGTAGTACAGGGCAATGTTGTCCTTGGCGGTGGCGTAAATCTTGCCCTTGGGAACGCTGGAATTGAGAATCACGGTGCCAAGGCCGAGGAAGTTCTCAACGTAAGTCATGCCGAACGCGGTCTGCAAGGTAATGTTTGCGCTTGCGAGGTAGTCAGCAACGTCCAGCGGGTTCAGAAAATACACCGCACCGATCTCGTCATCTTCAAACAGCACCTGCAGCTGGCCCCATGCCTGTGCCAAGGTTGCCTGGAAGGTCGCACCAGATGCCGTGCCCGTGCCGGTTGCGAGGAAGTCGAAAAAGTCTTTTCGGATACCCTTCTGGACGTCCTTGAGCATTTCGTCGGTAGTCATCTCTACCGCCTGATCGTAGCCGCGATCGGTGATTGCTTCGGCAGAGGTGGCTTTGCGCCACTTCTTAAGCGTAATCTCCTTGTAGTTCACGGCTTCGGTCTTGTACTTGCTAAGGGGGATGGTCTCACCCTCAGCAACAGCGCCGCTCTCCAGCGTGCCAGTGGCCTTGTAGCTCTTGAGCACAGTTCCAGCCTGCTTTGCGATCTTGCGGGTCACACCCAAGGCCTCCATCAGCTTTTTGATGGAATAGCCGAACATTTCGGTAAATTCAATTTCGCGCACACGCGCGAGGTCAGCTTTCTTAATGAGATTAGGATCAGCAGCCATTTTTATTCTTCCTTTCTAAACAAATCCATATTTGCGGCGATTGCAGCGCGCCGCTCCGCTCTGTCATTGATTTGCATAATCTCGTCCTTTGTCATCGGTTTCCCGCCGCCGTTAAAGCGCGCGCCAGTGTCGAAGCGAACGGTCTGCTTGGAGACAAGCCCCTTGTAAGTGCCGTCTACGAGCGCATCAAGAGACTTGGTGTCCTTGATCTTTTCTCCGTCCAGCTCCAATGCGGCCATTTCTTCGCCGCAGCCGCGCATAGCAAGGTCGAGATTCGCGCCGGTGATGTTTTTGCTCTTAAAGTAAGCACGCACGGCCTTTTCCTTTGCCGCCTTGCTTTCCTTTGCCGTGATGTCGGTCTTAAAGGCTTCAAAGGCCGAGTGTTCTTTCTCGTACTTCTCCTTGTAACCGCCGTCACCCGCCGCCTTGAGGTCGTCCAATTCCTTCTGGACACCGGGCAGCTTCTCCGCGTCCGCCTTGTACTTCGTGAGATCGTCCTTGAGGGGGTCAACCACGCCCAGATGCAGCGCAACCAAGCGATTTTCGATCTCTTCGGTGCAAGCCTCGCCGAGAATATTCCTGATTTCCGCTCTCGTAAATTTCGCCATGTTATTCGTTCTCCTTTTCCTTGGCCCCAATTCTTCGGGGGCGAACGTTGTATAAAAACCGCTGTACCTTGCGGGTTTTACCTAAAACAAAAGAGCCACCCACCGAGAAAAACTCGGTAGCTGGCTCCTATTGCCCTTTCCCGCGCCCTATTACGCGGGAGTTGAATATTTGATTGTTTTCTTGACCTCTAAAACGATGTACCCGTCGCCTTTTCGGCGTATTTCAGCATCGTTTCCGCGCTTCAAAATTGCATCGATTGCCTTTTTGACTTCTTCCCAGTTCAATACAGCACCTTCATTCTTTCCCGCTGCTCCGGCAGTCCTGCCGCCACGCTGAACGCTTTGTATTTCGCGTTTAACCGCCGCAGCCTTATGTTTACCGCAGTCTCATCTTCATGCAATCCTGCGGCCTTGTAAGCAGCTTTTTCGCGCTTTAGTTTGCGTGCCTCGCGCTCAACGCGCCGCTGCATCTGCGTTGCTTCGTATGCAGTGTATTTCTTTCCGTCAAAATCGCATCCGAGATCATCATCAATATGGGCAAGCTGTTCGTCTGTGTATGTGCGTTCGCTTACGCCCTCAACCCAAACGTTGCGGCGATGCCGACAGTTAGCCCCCTCAAGTCCATCAACAGCCCCAAGACCGCACACATCGTAAATGCTCGGGTAGATGTCCCCTGCGCGAATACTGTATACCTTGCCTTGCCAGTCCTTATGGCTTGACCACGGTGACGGCCCAGGCTTATCTCTCGCGCCAGCATGGGCGGAAACCTCAAAATACGGAGTTTCGAGATACTGCGCCGACTGCTCCGTATATTTAGCGCAAATTTGATTTACGCCAGTCATTACGGCTCTGCGCGCCGCCACATCGATCTGATCTCGATGTCCGCTCTCATAGTCAACCACCCTTAAGCCGCTGTCTGCAAGCTGCTTTACTGCCGTCTTGATAGCCTGATTGTAGCTGATAGCGCCGCTCTGGATTTGCATTACGGCATTATCAAGCGCCCATTGGTAAGCCTTTGCCGGTGGGAGCATTGTCCGCCCTGCGTCTACCAGAAATCCCATGGAGGCCGTCAGGTTTCGGAACGTATCCAGCGTTTGCCGCCTGATCGTATCCACCGTGGCGGCGTCCACCAGCGTTTCCGGCTGCGTGACATGGGCGAGATCAATTATCTCGGTGTAGTATTTTTGATTGCGCTCCACTACATCGTCCAGCAGCTTGTTTAGCTTCTGCTCGCTGATGCCGGAAGTTTGGCGAATGGCTTTTTCGATCTCTTTGAGATCAATGCCGTGAGACCGCAAAGCCCGAATATCCTGCACCGTTACCTCGTTGAGCTGGTCGGCGGCTTTAAGGCGAGAGCATATTTCATCTAAAAGTGTATCTTCAAGGCCTCGATACAACTTTGCCAATTCTTCGGGGAGGGCATCTAGCAGCTCTGGCGTAAAAGGGTACTTTTTCAAGACTTTTTCTTTTTCCATTTAAACGCATACTTAACACCAGCGGCTTTTGCAAATTTGGCATACACATTGTTTGTCGCTTCTGTTTGCGCTTTTCTGCTCGCTGCCTTGGCCTCCTGCGGACTTTTGTACTTTCCCGCCTTATAATCGGCTGACACTTTATTTGCCGCTTCTCTTACGGCTCGTCGGACATAATTATGATTATATGCTAGCGTTTCATAAAATCCCTTGTTGTGAGGCCCCGATAATGTAAACGTTGCATCTCGGCTCTCAATTATGATTGCTTTGGCGCCCGACTTTTGCCACGTTTCAATATCTTTTAAGGACGGGACGGGAAGAACGCCCTCCGGATGATTGTGTAAAACAATGTTCCCTTTATAGTCGGTATCGCCGTATCCTGCGTGTTGAGCTGTTCCTTGCTCTTTATAGAGCAAATCGCCCGATGGAGAAAATACAAAAAGCTGTTCTTTTTTTAGGTTGGCGATTTTTGCCCTAGCAGCATTTATTGATGCAAATCCAAAACTTCCGCTTCCTCCTCTTCCGCCCATTTTGCTTTCCTCCTGTTAACAATTCTATCGTAGTGCGGCGCTATGCGTATTACGTTCCAATCGCACTCCTGCGGTACTTTCCCATAAAAGATCACCCATTTCGGCGATAGCCGTTTCATCATTTCCTCATAGCCACACAAAAACAAGCGCTTGCTTTCCTTGTTTTGCTGTGTGCCTACTGAGCTGACCGCAACAATTCCGCCGACTGGCTCGCCATCAAAGCACCAATCATAGCTATGCTCGTCGCTCCATGAAATCGTTGGATAGACCGTCATGCCGTGCATTTGCCAGTATGCAGCCAGCCATTGCTTGCGGTAGTGGTTGTATATCTGCATCGCCAACGGCATATCCGTGTATGTTGAGAAGTCCGGCGCGCACACCGCCGCAAACTGCGACAGTTGCGGAATGTACTTGTCCGGTGTGTTCCAGTATCGGATGAATTGGTAATCGTCCACAAAGAAATGAACGATTTTGCTTGCCTGGTCTTTTGCTGTGTAATGGTAATTCACAGGGATAAATTCGCCATGCGGATATGCCTTGACCGGCTCGATCTGCGGAATATCGTACTTCCCCACGCCTGGGAATGTGAACTTGTCGAGATTTTCAAAGTTAATCATAAACTTTTACTTTCACAACGTCGAACACGATGTTATTTCTTTCTTTTTCGCTTTGCAGCATTCCACTTATCAATAATATCTCGTGCCGCTTTTGCCGTTTTTGCGGTGTTGACTAAATAATCGCTATCTTTTCCTGACTTTGGTTTATGGCTAAAATCGTAGATACCATAGCTACTGCCGACTTTCACAATCGTTTTACCGCCGTAATCCGTAACTTTGAAGTTTTCTCTGAGTTTTGTTTCATACGCACTTTTAGCTCCAATGCTGCCACCGGCTCCATCTCTACCGCCCATTACTCTACCTCCTGTTGTCCTTCGGTTGTCATGTCCTGCATCTTCGGCAACGCCGCCTTTGCGGTCTCCTCGTCCTCGTTAAGCCACTTCATGCGGAACTCCCAATCGTTCATAATGCCCGCCTGCAAAAGCTGCATATCGCGGGAAAAGTCGGTCTGCTTGTCCTCAATGATGCTGTCATCAAAGTCGATGGAGATTTCTACATTTTCGTCAAGCCCTGCATTCATTGCGGTATTCCCAAGCCTGAGAAGAACACGGCACAGCTCAGTCAATGCCTGCTCGAGGATAATTTCATGCTTCCTAATCGTGCGGAACATGGTGCTATTCTCGCTAATGACCTGTGTGGCCGTGGCAATGCTTGTCTGATCGAATTTGTAATGATTCTCGCCAAAGCCGCATTTGCTCGACAATATGTTGAGCATATCTTGCATACCGGTGTTAAACTCTGCTGTGCGCAGCGTCATATCGACCTGTTGCAAAATGTTTCCATCAGATGCGCGATCTTCCGGGAGAACGTAGTAAACCGTTTCGCGCTTATCAAAGACCGGCCTACCGTTGATGTCCTTGGTTGCTTCCGGCTGTACCACGATGCGCTTTTTCCCCAGCACAAACTCATTCACATAACTATCGTATGTAATATCAACGCTTTTGAGCTGGTCGATGGCGGAAGCGAACACTGCAACGCCCATAGGGTTATCTTCATCAGAGTTCGCAATGTTCAGACGGTCAATGACAAACTGCGGCTTGGCGCTTCCTGTGTGGACAACAGGGGGAATTGCTTCAAATCCTCTCACGCTGGTTAATGGGACTTCCTCCGCATCGTACAGGTGGTTTTCAATGTCGTATTCGCCACCGTTCAGCCGATGCACCTGAATGTAGATGTATTCCGTATCATCAACTCGTTTTGTCCATGCAAAAGCGCACTCACGAATAATGCCATTGTCCCACGTCAACGGGTAGATGTTTGCAGCGGTTACATAGTTGATATGAATTCTTCCGGGGTTAGCGATCTCTGCTGTATCAGGGTCAACGCTCATATCCTCCATGATTGGAACATAAGCAACTGTACCAACAGCGGATTTCCGCTCCTGCAATTCATTGGATTTTACTTCCCAGTTATTATCGGCAAGAATCGCATCTACAAATTCCTGCTCCTTCTTGCCCTCAAGCGTAATATTCACGCGCTCGTTCATCAGCAGGTTCGCCCAGTCCTCGCAGACTTTCTTGCCCATGTTGACGGAATATCTGTGGCATTCCAGTTCTTCGATGCCATTCCACACCGTATAACTGTGGAAGTCTTTTACATCGCCGTCATACCATGATTTCCATACATCGATCAGGTCGTAGAATTTGCTATTGATCGTGTCAAAGCCCAATTCTTTAAGTGCTCTGCGAATGTTCACTGTTTCACCGTCCTCATGTGCCCTGCGCGCTCCAATTCCTTGTAGTACGGCTCAATGCTGTACTCAAATGCGTCAAGGCTGTCAATATCAGATGTTCCATCGTCAAGGCGCTCGTCCTCGAACTTGTCAGGATCATAAATTGCAGTTTGCAGTGCATCAATCAAGTGCGGACAGCTGCGCGAAACCTTAAAACGCCCCTGCTTCATCAGCAGCACCACGAGCCTGATTCTATCTGTAATTTGCAGTTTCATTGCGTTCTTGACCTGCGTGCCGAGGTGCATCTTCTGCGCGGTATGATCTAATCCACGAATTAGCACCGTTTCCGCACTGTCTGCCCGCGTCTGGCTGTATCCGTACTTTGCCGTAACCATTTGGCAGAACATAGCAAAGCGCCTATTCAGTTCGTTAGGGTCAATCTCTTCGTTCTTGATGTATTCCTCTTCCAGCGCGGCCACTCGATAATCTTTTGTAATCCCGGTCGCCTGAAACTTTGTCGCGGATTTCGTGCCGCCGAAGTCAACGCCAATGGAAATAACGGAGAACTTTGTATCGTTTTCTTCCGCCCATTTCAACGGATCGTCGATCAAATACTTTTCTGTGTCGTTAGCAAAGTCTTTGTAAACAATGCCCTCGGCAGCTACCCATAATCCGCGCACATACCGGTCATAGAAAATGCCGGCATACATGTTTTCATAGCGCGCAAGCGTTTTCTCGCTCAGACCTGGGTTGTCAGTCATCTCGAAGTGCAGATATAGCGTGTTCCGTTCGCGGTGTCGCTTAATCCACTCCTGATAGAACCAGTGATGCGGGCTGCCGGGGTTACATGAAAACCACAGCTTCGCGCCGTCCACAGAACATCGCGCAAGCGCCTGTTCCACGAACGAGCGTGGCATCAGCACCACTTCGTCCAGCAGCACACCCGCCAGCGTGCGGCCCTGAATCAGCGTATAGCTGGCCTCATCCTTGCCGCCGAACACCTCGAAGTAATTCGTCACGGCACCGCGCCGCACTTCCATAACCTTGTCGCCGCGCCGCCAGCGGATGATATAGCGCTCCTTTGCCAAACTCATCGCCGTAAACGGCACGATGATGTTCTTGGTGCAGCTATCCACCGTGCGTCCACACACGCCGAAACGCTGACCGCTGAAATTCTCCATCGCCCAGTGGACGAACGCCCACATCATGATGGAGGTTTTGCCGGAACGCACAGCGCCGTCACAGATCAGCGCGTCATACTTGGAATAGGGGAAAGCGAGGATTTTTGCTTGCTTTGGGCTAATCATGTGGCATAAATATAACTACCATAGACGGAAATGAAGCAGAATTTTTACTTCCGCCGAATTTTAATCGTCCTCTAATAAACCGAATTTCCACATTGTTTCTTTTGTATATGTAATCGTGGAACCATTTTGTATCTGTTCTGGCAGGAAGTAGCATTACGACGGTAGCCCCGCTAACGGATGCAAATAACGCTCGCCTCACCCATTGCCCGATGCCGCGCCCATATGGAGGATTGCACCACACGGTTCCTTTCCACGGATGTTCCAGTCCGTCTTGTTCCTCCGTATAGAACTTGTCGCATTTTGCATTTTCTGGAGTTGCACACACATCAAGTGTAAATTGAAATTCATTATTCAGTTTATCAAACAAATCTTGTGGCGTTTCCCATAAGTCTGTTTTACTAGAAAACATTAATTCTGTATTCATGTGTCACTCTCAAGCTCCTTTGCCATTTCCTTTAGGCTCTGACTGAGCGCGTCTTCCTTTACCGTGTCGGCAGGACTGCCGCCGATCATCGCCCACTTGTCGATCAGCGTTCCCATTGCCGTGGTGATCTGGCTGAGATTTGCCGCCGCCAGCTTTTCGGGGGCGTTGAGCATTTCAAGCCCCTTACCGATGAACGAACACACAAGGTCTTTGTGGTCGTTCATGTATTCCATCACATCGGCGGTGTTCTCTTCCTTTTTTTGTTCGCACTTTTCCACAATGTCGGCATTCGCCCGCACAAGGTTCTTAACGGTTGTTGCGGACACTCCGTTGATTTTCGCTGTGGCGCAATAGTTGTTCGTCTGCACATAGTCCGCCAGTATTTTCTTTTTCTGCCGGTCTGTCAGACGCGCAGCCATGTCATCACCTCGTCGCTCTCGCGCGCAAAATGTCGCTCTCTCTCTTTTCTTTTGGGGGATTATAGGGGGTAAGATAATACGAGGGTTGCAAGGGGGAGAAGAAGAAAGGGGGAACAAGGGGGCTTTTCTTTTCTCTCTCTGAGCTATGCGTTTGCTTGCATTTGCTTACATTTGCTTTGCTTCTGATTGCATTCCTTGCGTTAATTGCTGTCGTGCTGCGGTCTAATTTCATCCGCCCGTCACAGTCTATTACCGCTTTGATACGCCGATAAGCGTTGTCAAATTATTTTTGCTACCAGCCCCCGCCCCTTGGCCTTACATAGCAGACTTTACCCGCCCCGAAGGGCCACAACGCCGCCCACATTTGGCGTTATTCTTTCCATTGGCCGTCTTTCTCGCTTAGATTGTCACACGCTACCGACAACTACGCTCCGAAAAGTCGTAGCCCCTATTCCGTCAGGTCAAACCGGTCTTGACGCATCAAGACAAGCGCAGTTTTCAGCGAGCTTTGTCATTTCCATGTGAGCCATGACGACAACGGTCTCACATTGTCCGGGCGCTACCCGGCCACTGGCACAGACGGTGGGGCTCGGACCCACGACATACCGGCTCACGAAGTCCGGTGCTTTACCAACTGAGCTACGTCTGCGTATGTCCCCGCTGGGCCACATCGTTGAGAGGTGCGCGGGGTCCTGTGCCGCATGAGAGGTGCGACCTCTCGGCCCTGATCGTGGGCTGCATCGTGCGTGCGGCAAATCGCGGGGGGGGCGGTGTGAAAAGATGAAAAGCACCGCGCCCCGCTATGGCGCAGGAGGTAAACGCCATAAATGAGAGAACCGCAAAGGCTTTTACACCTCTGCGGTTCAATTTTTTCATGATTGCAATACCCTGACTCACTTATAAGTGAGTTTTGCAAAATATTTTTATAAACTTTTTGGATAGTCCGACCTGCCAAGCAGGTAGTCAATCGACACGCCGAAATAATCAGCAATGCTTATCAGCGCGTCCATTGACGGTTTCTGCGTCCCCATCTCATAGCGCTTGATGGTGTTACGGTTCAGCCCGCACAGCTCAGACAGAACGCAGCGCTTTAATTGCTGGCGTTCGCGTAACCTCCGCAGCCGATCAGGAAACGTGCTCATCGCATCACCTCAATCATCTCCCGCGCTGTTGATCAGCCTGTCAAGATAGAATCTCGCCTTTCGCAGATCTTCCTTGCCGTTTTTCAGCGGCCAGCGCCACATGTACTTGAGCACCTGTCCCGTCAGCCATGCTTGCATCGGGTCTTTCTGGCACGTCAATGCGGCCGCAATGGCGTCGATGCACTCGACCCCTCCCGCCGTGTAATGCGCGGGGTGACTTACATTGTCATGCTCGATGCACGGGCTATTGGCAGGTGCGCTCCCTCTCGGCGGTGTACTCCATTTAAACGGATCGTTACTCATGGCGCGCCACCTTCCGCTTCACCCACGCCCACAGGTTTCTCCACGGATGGGATTCTGCGTAATTGGCGCGCTGCTCGGCGTTGTAGCGCTTGTCACGCATTACATCAATGACCGTCCCCTTAAAAGCAAGATCGTCGTTCGCCCGCCCAAGCGCCGCCTCAGTATCGGCGAGCTTATTTCGCAGCACATCTGCGTCCGCTTTCAGGTTTGCGATCTCGTTCTCTCGGGTGATGGCCTCGCCGTTCATCTGGTCAAGCTTTTCCGTCAGCGTGCCGATTTCTCCGCGCAGTTTTTCATTTTCCTCGGCCAGTTTTACTCCGGCCTTAAAATGTGCCGCCGCCTCGGCTTCCGCCGCTTCCTGCCTTTCGGTGGCTTCCTCCACCATCTTCGCCATCTGGTCTTTGGTGTACTTCTTTACGTTGATGCTCATAGCTTGGCTCCTTCCATTTTCATCTGTTCTTCCCGTCCCCGGTCGCTCACGATGCTCACGACCTTGCAGTCACCATATCGCTCAATATCCATGGCGATGCGCTCCTTGATGCCCTGCGCGTCAGCGGCGGGGACGTTGGCTTTAATCGTGATCGTCAGCATATACGTTCCCTTTCACGTGCTCTTTCCACCACAGATATTCTTTGCGCTCTCGTCGATATTCAAAAATCAGGCTTTCCGCCTTGCAGATATCGCGGAATCTGTTGCTTGCTGCAATCCATGCAGTCTCAACCAGCCACCATAAAAAGCATAACGCTGCAAGAATCGCTGCAATGCCGCCAATCGCTATAAAGAACATTCCAACGCCTTCAACAAAAGATTCCATTCGTTACACCTCCTTCGGCTCGCCGTAGCTGCAAAAATCGGTGCTGCCCACATTGCGTCTATTACATGGCGCGCGCCTGTTGTGACACGTCAGCGTCCCCGGCTTACCGTATCGCTGGGTAAGCTCTGACGGCAATGTGCTGTGCGCGCAGTCCTTGCACCGCGTCACGACCACAGCATCGACGGTGGGAGCAGCGGCCACGATGGGCAAAGCAATTTCGTCCCTATCTGCGTTGTCGTACCACGGCTCGTCATCAAGCTTTTCCCATAGCACGTCGCCATCAATCAGCCGCATCGCTGTCACCTCCGTCCATTTTTGCAGAGTTCTCCACAAAGTTGCGGACTCTGGCCGCGCAGGAGAGGCACAGTTGTTTCTCCGCAGAAAATGGTGTCTTAAAATTCACAACGCCGTAGTGATTGAAATCCAGATTCACACCGTCAACCTCGTAGTCAATCTCGCGCCCGCACATATCACAGAACACTTTAACCATCAACTATTCCCTCCGTCCATCTTGGCCCCGCAGTAATAGCAAAAACGGCACTCATTCTCAAAGATTGCATCGTGTGCATCATCTGTCGGAATATCCACGCCGCAGTTTGAGCACTTTCCATCTACCCACCGCCCATGCACCACCGGGGCAACATCGGCAACGGGCGCAGAGCAAACCTTTGCCATAAAAGCACAGTTCGTAGCGCCGCAAAACGCTATCCCGCACGTTTCATAGCAAATGCTGTCCAGCAACGCCTCCCGCTCAATGTATTCAGCCATTGTCAGGCCTCCTGTTCCACGTATTCAAGCCGGCTCCGCAGCCGCTGGACCTTGTATGAACGCTGCTCCGCCACCGCGTCCTCGACCTCAAACTCGATCGCCATCTGGTCGAGCATGATCCCGACGTCGGCGATCTCCTCGGCGATGTTGGCGAGCGTGTCGCCGTCCACGCGCCCGCGCAGGAACTTGCACAGCACATCCTGCAGCTCGGCCATCTCCTCAAAGACCATCGTGATCTGCGCCTGCGCGCCATAGCTGCTGAGCGCCGCGCAGAAGGTTCTGCGTTCCATGTCAGTCATCCTTCATCGCCTCCACATAGCACCAGCTCTGGGGCGGGTGCTTAATGTCACCGCCCCATTTTTTGCAGTCTGTGCATTCCCATGTGTATTCTGCATGGCAAGAATCGCACGGGTCAGTTGCACGCTGGAACTCGCTCAGTTCGCGCGGCGTATCATAAATGCGCAGGTCGGAGATATGCCAGCCGTAGCCCTGGCAATGTCCAAGATAGCCGTGCAACTCATCGTCTGTCATGGCCACACACAGGCCACACTTTTCTTCGGCAGCTTGCTTGTAAACGGATAGTTCCCCAGCCTTAAAAAGAAAATCCGTACTATCCTTGTCAATCTTGTAAATCCGGTCACAGTCGAACTCACCAATAACCTTGCCGTTTCCTTTATTTGCCCCTTTTGGGTTCTCTAAGTAAGCACATACCGCCATAACCGAGTATTCTTCTCTTGTTGGAGCGTCCAGAACCCAGAGCGCATCATACCCAGCCATTTCCACTGTGCAGTAGATATAGCACTTAAACGGTGTTTGCAGCTTTGGTCGCGTCTTGCGCACCTCAATCGTCTTTTCGCCGCAGCAAATTTTCTCGCACCGCTCCGGGCGGACACTCAGCATGACATACTTACTCATTTTTCATCGCCTCCAATGATTTCTCCGCCTCCTCACGGGTGAGAAACCGGAATGAATGTCCGCCGGTTGTTTTTCGATTCCCTTTGCAAACGGCAGAAACTTTTGTATCGTGTCCCCCTACGCTTTTAGCTGCTTCTTTCACGCTATGGAAGATTGCCCCATCATCTCGAATTACAGGCTTTTCCCACTTGTATGGCTCCATGTCAACTTGGATTTCGCGTTTTATTCTCATCCATACCGCTGATTCGCTGATTCCGATGCGCCTACTTGCTTCAGCCAGAGTTACCATTTCTCCGTTACACTCAACCATTTCGTTTGACCGCTTATTTGACTGTTGCTCTGCCATAGTAGCCCATCTGCAATTCTCGGGTTCATATCCCCTATTGAAATCTATCCTGTCGATAGTCAGCCCTTTTTCGTACCCGTTCAAAACTCCCCATTCAAAAAACGAATCAGGGTTTGAAAGCCACTCTTCGCAAATTCCGATTCCTCTCGCGCCGTAATTCTTATATTCAGAGTTTTTCAGATTGTAGCATCGCTGCTTCATCCCGTTATATTTGCGAGCAAGAGCTCTTCTAATATCTCTATCCATGATTTTCCCCTTTTTCAAGCACCACCAACCGACCGTCTTTGTCGGCCTCGGCCAGCTCGCGCAGGCGGGTATAGCTGCAAAGGCTTTCCAAATCAGCAAGGCGCATGAGCTTCAACGCGATCTCGTCTGCCTTGTCCTTCGGTAGAACTTCCTCCGGCGCACACTCTCTGTCCTCGTAGGCGGCGAGGCGATCCTTGAGGCGATTGCGGCAGTACAGCGCGGTGCAGTCATCCATCGGCTTACCATGCTTACCTGTCCAATCCGCTTTACACTTCTCGCAATCCATCATTGCCTGTCCATCGTTGTCGCGCTTCGTCAGTCGTTCCATCACTCCACCTCCTGCATCTTACTAATCACTTTTCGAATCACGTCGCCACCGTAAGCACTTTTTGTCAACTCCAAAAACTCCGCCAGCGTCATCATGCCGTGCTCAAGGTCAACACCGTGATCGCGGGCAAACTGCTTTCGCCCCATGTCGCACGAGCCAGTCAGGCGGTGATGCCAGTCATAAAAATACTGTGTCGGATATGCTTTCTCGCGGTCTGTTTCGCGCAGAAACGTGTCAATGCGTTCATCTTCCGGCATATCCTCGAAAAGCTTGTCTCGCAGTGCCTCCATTGCTTCGCGCAGCGTTTCCCCGTGTGCAAAAACATTGTCTTGCTTGACGATGTAGCACGGCGTGAGCGTCAAATCACCGTTCAGGATTGCCCCGTGCGCGGTGTTGCCGCGCACGGAACGAATCAGCGTATTGACCCCGTCGATTTTATAGACAGCTTCCCCATTGAAGTTTTTAATGCCGTAGCCGTCGCCGGAGCCGGAGCCGTAGCCGGAGCCGGAGCCGTAGCC